CTCCTCAGTGCGCGTCAACAGCAGGTTGCGCAGCGCAGGCGGCAGTCCATCAATCAGTGCTTTCGTTTTCCTGTCCATCGTCTATCCCATCGTCGTCGGGGCTCGCATCATGCCACCGTCGCCGCCGCTCGCAAAGCCCGCGTGGAATAGTGGGTTATTGCGTCGATTGTAGTTGACCATCGTGGGCCATCGTGGCAACATCCGTCCGTCCCCAAACAAAACAGGAGCAGACGATGAGGATCAGCCAAGCCTACTACGACCCGGACTACGGCCCGTATACGGGTCATCCCCATGACCCGAGGTATGACTATGAGGACATCGACCTCGACATCGAGGCGGCCAAGGACGACATGCTGAGGACGCCGCTGTTCATCACTGACTGGTTGGCCCACGAGGCGACCACCGACGAGACGCCACTTGACCTGACGGCCGTGCCGGCCGAGTTGCAGCAGGCCACTGCCGATCAGTTGATTGCCCTGGTGTTCGCCGGCCACATCGACCGCATCGTGCCCGCAGTGTATGAGCTGCGTGCCCGCTACCTGCGGGCCAAGGACGGCGATATCACCAGCCGCGCTTGGGAACGCTATGAGGACGAGATCAAGCGCGCCCAGTGCGACGACAACCACTTCTGGTTCTGAAGGAGACCGCAGCATGATCCTCGAAACCGCAGACCAGCGTTCCGACGACTGGTACGCCGCTAGATGCGGCAAGGTTACCGCCAGCCGTTTCCGCGACGCGATGGCCACGCTGAAAGGCGGCAACAAGCCGGCGCAGGCAGCGAAGGACTACCTCACCGAACTGGTCGTCGAGCGCCTGACCGGTCGCGCTATCCAGAAGTTCACCACTGCCGCCATGCTCTGGGGCACCCAGCAGGAATTTGCAGCGCGTGCCGCGTACGAGGCCCACACGGGCACTGAGGTGGAGGAGACGGGCTTCGTCGCCCACGACGTCCTGTATGCCGGCTGCTCGCCTGACGGCCTGGTGGACTGGGACGGACTGATTGAGATCAAGTGCCCGTACAACAGCGCGGTCCACATCGAGACGCTGCTGGGCGGAATGCCCGCAGATCACATGCCACAGGTACAGGGCCAGATGTGGATCACCGGCCGCCAGTGGTGCGATTTCGTGTCGTATGACCCGCGTATGCCCGAGCCATTGCAGCTGTACGTTCAGCGTATTCCCCGTGATGCGGCGTTTATCGCCGACCTCGAAGGTCGCATCACGTTGTTTCTGTCGGAGGTCGGCGAAAAAGTCGAGGCGCTGCGGCGTCTTGCGGAAGGAAAGCAATGAGCGACAAGAAGCGCACTTACACGCGCGTGATGAAGGCGTGGACCGTGATGGACGCAGAGGGCAACGAGCGACTGGTGCGGGCTTACACCGTGGCCGACGTGCTGCGCCACGTCACGCCGCAATTCGTGATCGCGCCCGCCACGCACGACGACATCATCTCGCTGATGGCCTCTGGCGTTATGGTGGAAACCGTGGGCCTGCCCGAAGCCGTCCCGGCCGAAGAAAGCCCGGGCCTGACTGACTGATCACCACAGGGGCGGCTTGCCGCCCCGGAAAGCACTGTATGAGCACCGCACTGATCCCCGTAGACCAAGTCGAGCGCATGGCGCTGGCCGTCGCAAAGTCCGGCCTGTTCGGCGTCAAGACGCCCGACCAAGCGATGGCCCTGATGCTGATCGCGCAGGCCGAGGGAATGCACCCGGCCATCGCCGCCCGCGATTACCACGTCATCAACGGCCGGCCCACGCTGAAGGCCGACGCCATGTTGGCTCGCTTCCAGACCGCAGGCGGCAAGGTGGAATGGAGCGACTACACGGACCAGCGCGTGGTCGGTACGTTTTCGCACCCCAAAGGCGGCAGCGTCACCATTGAGTGGACCGTCGAGATGGGTCGCAAGGCCGGCCTGTTGGGCAATCAGACGTGGACAAAGTATCCACGGCAGATGCTGCGTTCTCGCTGCATTTCGGAAGGTATTCGCACCGTGTTTCCGGGCGTTGTTGTCGGCACCTATTCTGAGGAGGAAGGTCAAGACATGGCCCCGCAAACTATCGTGCGCGACATGGGCAACGCCGAGGAAGTTGCCGATCCTGCGCCAGCAATTCCTGCGCCGCCCGCAGTTGACGTGGATGCGCTAATCAAGACAATCAAATCTGCCGCCACGCGAGAGTTTTTGGAATTGTTGCGCCCACAAATGCGCCGCGTGCCCAAGGGTAAGGACCGCGACCGCGTGGTAGCCGCAGTGCAGCGCCGCGCCGACGAGATTGACGCCGAGCAGGCACCGCGAACCGAGCAGGCACCACCGGTGGATGCCGAGATCATTGACGCCGAGGAGGGCGCGGTATGAACGAAGACGAACTCCTGACCACCGAAGAACTGGCCGCCAGGTGGAAGGTCGCCGTGGGCACGCTGGAGAACTGGCGACACCAGGGCAAAGGCCCGACGTGGCTGAAGATCGGTGGCCAGGCCCGTTACCGCTTGGCTGACGTGCTGGCTTACGAGGCCGAGGCCGAGCGTTGATCGTGGTACATGGCCGGGCATGGCTAGGCAGGGCGAGGCGAGGCCAGGCGAGGCTTGGCAAGGCAAGGTACGCGGCACGGCCTGGCACGGCAAGGCGAGGCGCGGCACGGCGTGGCATGGCAAGGTACGTGGCTCGGCCAGGCGGGGCACGGCATGGCGATGCGGGGCTTGGCAAGGCATGGTACGTGGCGAGGCACGGCCTGGCGTGGCGAGGCGCGGCGAGGCAAGGCAGGGCAATTTCGCCCAAATGTGAGTGTGTTTTAACCAACGGAGATTTGACGTGAAACTGATCAGCATTGAAATTCGTGGCATTCAACCTCTTCTGATGCACCGTTTCGGCGAGGACGCCGAGACCTCCAGCAGCGGCAAGGCGCGCGGCGTGGTGCAGAACCGAGGCACTCCACGCGAGCAGGCGGAGAAGGTTGCCTACCGTCACCCTGACGGAACGTTCTACATCAGCGCGTTCGCCATCCCCAACGCGATGGGGGCGGCCGGCACGAACTACAAAATGCCCGGGTCGCGCAAGTCGATGCGGTTCATCGTGCCTAGCGCGATCCGCATCTTTGAGCCCACCATCACGGTGATGAACGGCTCTGGCCCCGCTACCGATTACGAGGTGGACTCACGGCCGGTCACGATCCCCGCCACCAAGGGTCGCGTGATGCGGCACCGCCCCAGGTTTGACTGCTGGGGGCTGAAGTTCAGCATCGGCGTGGACGATACTCTGATGAAGGTCGAAGACGCGCAGATGCTGCTGGAGCAGTCCGGCCTGAGCATTGGCATCGGCGACTTCCGCCCGGAGAAGCGCGGCCCGTTCGGCACATTCCGCGTGACGCGCTTTGAGGAGCAAGCAGAGTGAACACCCGGATGCTCAAGCGCGCACGCGCCCTGTGGGCATCCGGCGACCGCCGGATTGATCGACACAACACCCGGCAGTGGATCCGCTCGATCCGCCTGCTGGGTGACCGTTGGCTGCTGGCAGTGCCGGCAAGGAGGATCAAGTGACCGACAGAAACTGCTGCGACGGCCTGTGCGAACAGGGCCGGTCGTGCCCGTACCGCGAGGCCTGCACGCTGATTGACTCGCCTCGGCCGAGGCGCGATTATTCTGTGGAGGTGGCGGCAGTGATGGCTTTTGTGGTCATTATGGGCACTTGGGGGCTGATCTGGCTGTGGGAGTTGTGGATATGACTGACCTACGAACCGCCGCCCAGCAGGCGCATGAAATCAAGGAGCAAACGTGACCCTCCCCGCCGACGTAGCCCGCTGCATCGGCACTGACCTGCCAGAGTGCGTGACCTGCCGACGCCGCACCGACCCGCCGCATGAGCGACAAGTGTGGACTGGACCGTGGGAACTGGAGGGCGTTCCGTGCGAGCAAAGGATACCAAGTGATGAGAGCCGCACCCAATCGGTCAAAGATCGTGGACATGCTGGGGCTGTTGGTTCGCGCCCCTCGGACAGTGGACGAACTTTCTGAGCTTACCGGCATGGACAGAACCACAATACATTGGTGGCTTCATATGCTGATGGAAGAACACCTGATCCAACGCAAAAACTTTGGCAGAGTCGCACGGCACTACCGATATTTTTGGAGCCCGCCAAGTGTCTGAGATAAACACCCCCCAAGCCGCCCAGCGCCTGCTGGACGCCCTCGCCGCCGCCCTGCCGTACGCACCGCACCGCGCAGAGTTTGACCGCGTGGCAGATGCGGCCGACGACTTGCGCGCTGCCCTCAAGCGCGAGGAAGAAGCCCTAGCATGGCTTGAGGAGCGCAAGCAGCACTGGAGGCGCGAACTGGATCGGATGCGCTCGCCTCAATAACTCCAAATCGTTGGCGTCTCCCGCAGATCGACGTGTAGGAACCGCCCGTTACCCTTCTGCTGCACCCCGACGCCCCGGAACCCGGCATCCAGCGCCAAGCGCAGCAGCGTGACGGCCTCGGCACCACTGATGCCGATGTCCGCAGCCAGGCCGGTGCTGTGCATCCCAGGCTGGGCTTTGGCGGCCTCTACAGGGTGCTGTGGGCATCGATAGCCGCTGGTGACGTGCAGAGGCTTGCCGTAGGCGCTGCGAAGCGCCTGGAGCCGTTCTAGGAACTCGGGCTTCATCTCGTTCCTGCCGCAGCCGCAGCGGCAGGTGAATTCATCGCGCTTGAAGTTGGGGTAGCGGCTCCATTCAACGCTCATTTCGACGCCACTCCCTTCGACTTCTCGTAGGTTCTGAGACCCCCAATGCCCAGCATCCCGGACAGCACGACCCACAGCAGATCCGTGTCCAGCACGGGCGGTGCAGGCCAGCCCTTGATCATGCCAGCCCAGGTCAGCAACGGCTGGCCAATCGTGGCATAGAACAGGCCCAGGCCGCCCACCCAGCCCACGAACGGACGCCACCCGGCAACCCAGATCGTCGGGTGCGCAGCCTCGCGGGCGTTGATCTCCAGTTGCGCGATGACCTGCTTCAGTTCACCCTGCATGGCCATGTCGAGGAACTTTGCCTCGGCCTCGCGCTTCTTCTCCGGGTCCGGGAAGAAACGGTCAATCAGCGTCTTGCCCACCTCAAATAGCGGGCCTACCAGTAGCGGGTTCATAGCTTCTCCGGTTCACGAAACACGCTGATTGGCAGCGTGGTGTAGTCGCCATCCAGCCAGGCAATGGCGACCTGATCCGGCGGCTTTGGCACCCAGCATCCGCTGATGGTGCGTTTGCCGTCAGTGATTACTGCCCACAGCGCCCGCTCTTGGCACGGGCCTGCGGCGTTGTGCAACTCCAAGCGGATGTTCTCGTGCGTGGCGATGGCCACGACGTTGGCGTTCGCAGCACCGGCCGCGATCAGAAGGGCCAGTGCCGCGTGTTTCATTCGCTTTCCCTGCCTTGGAAATGCAACCTTCCCCAGCGATACAGCAGAAAGCCGATCTGGAGTACGAGGTAGAGCAGCGTCGCCCAGAGGATCATGTCGTTGACCTGCATGCCGGCGATTGTGGCACCCGCTACCGTCACAGGGGGAGCCGCCTTTGTGACTTCTGTCACGATGTCGGACTTCTGTTCGAGGGTGAGGTTCATGGCGCGGTCAGGGCGTTGATGGGTTCGGGGGCGAGGGCGTTTTCTGCCTTGCGGGACAGTTCGCCGATTGTCGGCGCAACTGCTGCGCGCGCCGCAGGAATGACTGCTTGACCGACGCCAGACGTGGAAATGTCTGTTACAAGCCGCATCAGCTTTTGGCGCTCTTTGACCGGCAGGCCGTCCAGCAGATCAATCAGCCCCTGATTGGACTCTGCCGCTTTGCGGATCATGTCAATGGTCTTCTTGTCAACGCGCTTCTCAACGTCGGCAAGTCGCATGTTTGCGGCCGTGATGGTCGGACTGAACCAGTTCGGAAGCCGCAACTTTGCGCGATTGGCTTCCAAGATTTGCGCCAGTTCGCCCCTGCCGCCGGCGGCCTTTTCTGCCGCCAGTTTGTCCGCTTCAACGATGCGCGCAACCTTGTCCAGCGTCGGCATCTCTGCGGTCATCTCTTTGAAGATGCTGTAGCGGCCGGGGCCAAAGATCGCCTCCACCGCATCAGGGTTGTCGCCGCGCACCAGCCTGACGTAATCCTGCGGGTTGCCCTTGAACATGTCCAGCGCCTGCGCTGCCATCTGCTTACGCGCAATAACGTCCATGCCCTTGCTGTAGGTGTCAAGATATTGACGCCATCCAGTGCCGCCTGCCTGCTCAATCGCGTTGTCGATGAGCGGGCGGAACTTGTCCACCACTGCCGCAGTGACCTTTGCTGCCGCCTTCGGATCGTCCTGCTTCAGAACATCCCGCACGCGCTGCGCCACGCCTTCCTTGCGCAGCGTGTACAGGTCATGCGCGTCAATGACGCCACCGTTGCGCTCCGCAAGCGTGAGCAAATCGTCTTTCAGCAGCGACATGACTCGCGTCACATCCGTGCTGGCGCGAATGCCGGGCGTGTTGAGCGTTGTGTCAATTCGCTGCACCACAGGATTGATGTCCAGCGGCTTTAGCCCATACGCCTCCAAGCTGCCAATCTGCCGGTCAATAAAATCCCGCTCGGCTCGACGCTGGCGGGAAATGTCGGCAAACAGATTCGACGCCTCCTGCTGCTGAGCTCCAGCCGCCGCCTGAACGCGAGCCGCTTGGCGGGCGCTGACGGATGGAATTTGTTCGGGAACCACGCGCTGCAACTGCTGAACGGCAGACTCTGTGCGTTGCGCGGCTTCAGTGCCTGTACGCCCGGATTCTTGCAGAGCAGACACCATTGACGCTTGCTTTTGCTGCCTGCGCGGCACCAGCGCATTCATCACTCGCTGAGCCTCGTTGGCCGCAGCAAGTTCCGTTTCGCGCATTGGCGACGTGATGTCAGTCAGTTCGCGCTTGCCGGCCTCCGCAGTCTCGCGTGCCGCAGTGGCAGATGCGCCGCCGCCAAGAGCGGCCAATTGAGCCTGCGACAGCGCCTGCTGCCGGCGAGCAACGTCCGCAGCGAAGTCTGTGGGCTCAAAGGCCAGCAGCGCCTGCCACGCTTGCCGCGGTGATTCTGCCGTTGCCTGAGGGGGCGTCAAGCCCGGTTCTGCGCCTTGCAGTGCAGCGCGGATGTTTTTCGCTTCCGACCCTGCCGCCTGTTGAGCAATGTTGACGGCCTTGTTCTGCGGCAGCGATCGCAGGTAGTCTAGGCCGCGCGCGCCAGTGCGAATTGCAGACGCGGCACCTCGCCCGATAAGTTCTCCGGTAACCGCTTCTTGAACCGCGCCTTGCACGTCAGGCTGCTGGCCCTGCAGCAACTCTGCCCCGGTGCGTGCGCCAGTGAAGCCAGCAATTCCGCCCGCCAGTCCGCCTGCGGCCGCCGCCACCGGTCCGGCCGGAGCCATCGCCGCAGCACCGCGAACTGCTCCACCGGCGCCCGCAAGCATTTCTGCGGATGGTTGAAGCGCGCCGACGATCTGACCGACGTTGCGCTGGACGCCTTGCGCAACCCTGCGCCCAACAGGAATTTCCGCTGCGGGCGGCGCTTGATACGGTCCAGCGCCAGGAATTTGGCCAGGTGGCGTTGTAGAAGTTTCTGCTCTGCGACGACGCGCACGCGCAACCGCAAGTGCGCGCTGCTGCTCAACAGTCATTTCCACAGCGCTTTCTCCTCGTCGGTCATGTACTTCCAGTCTTCCGGGTCAACGCCAGCAGGAATTGCGGATGACTGTGGTGCCGTGCGCCGTGGCGCAGGTTGCGCGGCTCCTCCAGTGCTTTGCCGTCGCATCGTCGGGCTCTCAAGAAGCAAATTTAGCTGCGAATCAAGCTCCGGCGTCCAAGCGTTGCCGGCGCGAATTTTTGCATCCCGAACCATGTCAGTAAGACGTTGGCGTTTCACTGCTCTGGTTGCCGCACTGTCAGACCATGAGGCCAAATACGCATTCTTTTGTTGCTGCAGCTGCTCTTTGTTGTACGCTGCGCCGGTGGCCAGATACAGCAAAGCATCAAGAATGTCGTCTTGAGCGGATGCGACAATTTGCCTGTCAGAACTTCTGACAAGATTGGTTGCTGCACTTAGGCCGGGTATGTTTTGAATTGACGCCTCCATCGCACTGGGGGCTTCTGCCGCAGGGCTGCGTTGAAGCGCGGCAGATATTTCACGCGACCTTCTCAAAAGACGCGCAGTTGCAGTTGCGGCCTGTTCTTCTGACTGTGTAGTGTCTACCGGCTTTGGTGCCGCAGATGCAGGCGTTTTGCCGAGCGCCTCTTCTCGTGTAACGTAGGTTGTCTGTCCGGTTTTAGGATCGTAAACCGGAACCGGCATTTGAATGGTCACGCCAGAAGGCGGGGCGTTGAGCCTGTCAATCCGCGCCTTCAACACCGCACGATCAGGACTGTCGGCCGGCAAAGCATTGAGTTCGCGGAGCAGTTGCAAAATTTCGGTGCCAGGCGGCTCCGCTCTTTCAACTGGAGGGGCTCGATACAGCTCTTTGCCCTCATGCGAGATAAGAGCCGAACCAGGCCCAACCACCGACGGCCGCTGATCGGCTCTTGCCGCGCGCGCAGCATTCACCATCTTGACGCCCAGCTCCATTTGCGCTTGTGTCTTGCCGTGCATCTGCAGCAGCGTACCGATCTCCTCTGGATCGTAGCCGCGCTGGCGGATCTCTTGCAGCGCTTGCTGTTCCGCCATGCTCTGCTGCGTTTGCATCTGTTCCTGCCGCATCTGACGCATCGCATTCAGCGTCGGCTGGATCTTGGCAAACGACTCAAATTGCGACTCCGGCTGATACCGGATCTGCGGAATGTTCGCTGCTTGCAGCGGGATGTTCGGATTGATCGGCATGTCAGCCTCCCATGCGGCCGTAGATGTCGCGGAACAGCTGATTCTGCTGCTGCTGGTTTTGGTAGTTCTGATAGGCGCCCACGGCACCACCGATGCCGCTCATGTAGCCGCTGGTGCGGCCGATGCGCCCCGCCGCCAGTGCATTTGCGCCTTGAGACATCGTTTCCCCTGCCGTCTGGCCAAACTGCTGGGCCGCAGAGCCCAACTGACCGCCGACAGTTTGCCCCAATCCGGCGATGTTGGCTAGCCGGTTGTACGCGTTGCCGTACTCGCCCGAGGCGAAGTCCTGCGCGTACCGCTGGCCTGCCTTGATCGCCCCGCCAGACAGCATGTTGCCCCGCGCGGCCTGCACGCGCTCCAGCGCTTTCATGCCCTCACCCAGGCGGAAGGCGTAGCCGGGGTCCATTTCCAGCAGTTGCTGCGGCTGGGCGGCTTGGCCGTCGAGGCCCATGACGCCCGCCAAGCGGTTCAGCGCAGACTCGCCACGCGCGCGGTACGGCTCCAGCAGGCTTTTCTGGTATTCGAACTGATCTTCCTGCAGTTTGAGAGCGTTTGCCGCCGACTGCGCTTGGATCTGCGCCGCGTCTTTTGCCGCTTGGCCCGTCAGATACCCGCCCGCCAGACTGCCGAACGCACCCAGCGCCGCAGCGCCTGCGGGCGTGCCGATGTACTTGAGGAAGTCGTCGACGACGGGGATGCCGGTGAGGCCGGCTGCTGCTCCTGCGGCAGTGCCGGCGCCCAGCGCCGATCCCGCTGCCGCAGCACTTCCCACAGGCAACGCAGATCCTGCCGCAGCGCCTGCGCCGAGCGCGCCGCCGAGCACTAGGCCGCTGGTGTCAAGACCGGCGCCGCCAGTTGTGCCGGCAGTGATGCCACCGCCGCCTGCTACGGTCGAATCAAGGCCGCCTGGCGTGGTAATCGCACCGGCATTGCCAAGCCCAGCGCCTGGAGGCACGGTCAGGCCGCCGCCAGCAGTTCCTGTACCCGCAACGCCCGCGCCCGCAGCACCCGCTCCCACTACGCCTGCGGCAGTGCCTGCGGCTCCGAGGTTGGCTCCGGCGTCGGCGACAGTGCCTGCGCCTGCGGTTTGGCCAGCGGTTTGTGCGGCGGTCAGGTCAACGGTTGCCACGCCGCCGGGCGGGGTAACGGCTCCAGTTGTTGCGCCGCCAGTAACTGCGCCGACATCAAGAGCCCCAAACTCTTGCAACACTTGTGCGCGCGCAATCTCTGGCGGCAACCCAGACGATACCAAATCGTCGTATCTTGCAAATTGCGGCCCGGTAAATCCTGCAAAGTTAAATTGGTCTTGAGCAGATGCTAGCGCATTTCCAGCTAACGCATTTTGGTCCGTGGCCAGCGCATTTCCAGTTGCCTCAGCGCCGCCCGTCGCCAGCGCGTTGCCGGTCGTCGGGAAGTTCAGCGCATCTGCCTTGTAGGCCCTGATAAGGGCTGTGTCAGGCGTTGTGCCAAGCGAAATCTCTGCGTCGTAAACGGTTCTTCCGTAATCCGACAGGCTAGCGTAGGCGTTGTCCAAATTTGTTGGCGACAACAATTCGTCGCCAATAAACGGCGCCCCACCACCTACATCCACGCTGCCCACGTCGCCAGCAACGTCTGTTGCCGCAGCATCGGTGCCGGCCAACTGAGCGACTTCATCGCCGGTCAGCCGCGAGAGTGCGTTTGCGGCGTCCTTGATGTATGGCTGCGCCAACTCTGCCGCAGCACCCAGCGCGCCGCCAGTCAGGGCGCCCTTGATGGCGGACTCAACATCCCCGCCGCTGGTAATCAGTTCTTTTGCGCCGCCAATAATGGCTCCGCCGACGGCGTTGTTCAGCAGAGTGTTAGACGTTTGCCCTGTGATAGACGCCCCGAGACTACCGGCGGTAATGCCCGCCATGCCAAGGATTCCCGGCAGCACCAATCCAAGGTACGGAGCAACTTGCTCGTACCATGCGCCACCGGTGTATTCCCAAGTCTTTTGAAACTTGCCATCTGGCGTCTTAAACGCAAATTCGGTTGCGCTTTTTTTGCCAGAATCAATCTTGTTGGGATTGATGACAACATCGTAGCCTTGCGCTTTGAACTGCTGGATTGCAGCAGCGGCCTCGTCGGAAATCGTCGTCGTTCTTTGTTCGTTTTCCGTGCCGGGGGAGTTGACAACCTCTTTGGTAGTCGGCCCAGTAAACCCAAGTTGCGGCAAAAACTGGAGCCAGTAGCCGCTCTCTAGGTTCTTGAATTGCGTGTAGGCGTCATTCTGGTATGTGACGTCAGAGTCTTCCGCGCCAGTCCCCATCCGAGTTTTCGGAAACAGGGCGTCAACGTTCGACCAGTCAGAAACGGCGTAAGTGCCTTTTGACGTTAGCTTTGCCATGATTCACCTCACCCAATCCGCCAGTTGGTGCCGTCGCTGAACACGGGCACGACGTTCGCGCCGCCGCCGGCTACGATCGAATGGAATGTCGTTGCGTTGGCGTCCGTCACCACAGCGCGGGCGCCTGCGCCTGCGGTAGCCGCTGCCGGCAGCGTGCCCACAGTTAATGTGCCGTTGTTGAAGTATTTGGCGCTGAACGTGAGCGTCAGGCCTGGCACGCGCATCGACGTGATGCTGCTGTTGCCTAGCGTGATTTCGTTGCTGACCGTGGCCGATGAGCCGTCGGCGTCGTAGCCGACGACGATGTTGTTGCTGCCAGTGGTTAGCGAGTTGCCGGCAGCGTAGCCCACGGCAACGTTGTTTGCGCCGGTTACAAGCAGCAACGCATCGCTTCCCAGCGCCGTATTGCCTGCACCCGTGGTAGCCGCGTTCAGCGCCCGGTAACCCACCCCGGTGTTGTAGTTCGCCGTGCTGGCTGCCGTCAACGCCTGGTAGCCAACCGCAGTGTTGTAGTCACCCGAAATGTTTGCATCTAGCGCCTCGGAGCCAACGGCGGTGTTCTGGAAGCCGTCCGTGTTGGCCGTCAGGGCGTTGTAGCCCACTGCGGTGTTGTTCGACCCCGTGGTGTTGCTGTTAAGGGCGGCGCCGGTTGGCGGATTTCCAGGTACGCCGCCTACAGCAGTGTTGGTATTGACGCTGTTGCCACCACGGTTAACAACGACGCCAACTTCTGTCGCAAGCTCAAACGACGCAAAAATGTTGTCGTCCGTCTTGATCGTGACGCCAAGAGCCGTTTCCAGCACGAACTTGTACGACGATCCTTCTGTCAGCCAGATCTGCGCGGGCGTGCGGCCGGCGCTGTCCAGCACAATAGGGTTGGCGTTTGCCGTGCCACCGCTGCTGCTGGTGTACGTCGCCTCTAACGTGGTGGTGCCGGCAGCGTAGGTGTAGATCAGCCCCCCAGCCAGCGGGTTGCCATTGTTGTCAAAGAACTGCGCCCCGGCGCCAGCGTAGGGGGAAAGCGAAACGCTCATGGTGCTCTCACTGTTGAACCTGGGTCACCGCCAGCACGACGGCCGGAGCGGCGGGCGCAAAAGCCGTGGCTGCGACATTATCCACCGTGATGGCCGTATCGTCTGCGGCAAACATGATCTCGATGCGGTCGTTTGCTGCCAGAGAGAAAAACTCCGCAAGCGACACTGCGGTGTACCCGTTATTGATGTTGATCGTCACCAGCCTGGCAGAGTTGACAGCATCCGTGCCGTTTTTGCGGAACCACAGCCAAACCGTCTTGGCGTTGCTGTTGCTGCTGCTGATCTGAATAGTGGCGTCAAACTGGTAAAGGCCCGATTGCGACACCACGATGCGTGAGGCCGGCGAGCCGATGCTAATGCCCTCTGCGACGTCGGAACTGTCAAACGTCAGCGCGTAGGCCGTGTTTGTCAACGCAGGCGTTTGATCGCTGAGCTTGATGAACTCGCCGTAGTGCTTTTGCTGCTCAATCGTCGGCCGCACAAAGATCACGCCGTCAGTGGCGCTCTTGATCAGCACTGCCGCCATCGGGATCACGTTGTCAGGCGCAGTAGGCTTGACGTTGGTAAATGCGCCCGCCACCGTGGGGCTGGCGTACAGAATGTCGCCCACGTTGAACGCGCTGGTGTCGATGCCCGTTACCGGCCCCCAAACGCTGCACAGGCCCGTGGCGCCGCTGTCGGGGATGGTTTCGTCCAGCACGCCAAGGATGTACAGCGAGGGCGTAGAGCCGTCAGCAAGGTACTTGGACACCGACAGCAGATTGGCCGCGCCGACGCCCGCAAAGCCCACCACAGTGCCCTTGGGCAGGGTTGCGCCAGTGGAGTTCTGCACTAGCGTAAACGTCTCTCTGCTGGCTTGGCCAATGCTGTCTTGCAGCAGCGAGAAGAACCGGAACCACGCGCGCGTGGTCAGCGCCCCTCGGTCCACCAGCGGGTCGCGGGATGCTGGGACGCGGGGCAGCGTTTGCATCTCAGGCGCTCGTCGGCGTGGCCGTCAGTTCCGCGCCCATGATGGCAATCTTCACCGGGTCGCTTCCGCTGATCTCGTACACGCGATCCCGCAGCTTGGTGGTCATGCCCAGCCTGCGCCAGATCACGCGCTTGCCATACTCGCCGATCTTGCCCATGCTGGCCCAGTGTTCATTGCTCCATGTGTGGCCGCCGTCGTCGGACCAGCGGAGCATGACTTGGGGGTCGGTTGAGCTAATTGCATAGCCGGGGTATTTGGAAAAGTTGGCGGCAAAAATTGGCGCCATAAAGTCTTCTATGAACGACGTTCTCGCCGCATTTACCCCATTTCCAATTCTATTGTCGTATATGTATCCAATCAAAAAACGCCAGTCACTAGTTGTTAAAGGGCCAACAGTTCCAGACGTAGAGATTCTTCCCAAACGCTTGCCGTCAATGATTTCATCAAACAAAGTTTTTTCTGGCTGCAGGCCGCGTATTGCCAGCAACAGCTTGTCTGCCACAAGTTGCCAGTTAATGGTGTTTGCCGCAGTTCCGACGCCGGCCTCAGCATCAAGCTGCAATGCGTGCTGCGCCGTGCGTTTCAGCAAGTTTTGCCCCGTTGGCAACGCTCGCCACGAGCGCAAATACCGCTGCGGATAAAAATTGTCGGTGTGTACGTCGGGATCAACTTCGTACAAAATGCCCGTCTCCCAGTCGCCAACAATAACTTTGCCGACAAAGTTGACTTGGCAGTTGCTGCGGTGCCGACGGTACTGCACGCCGCCCCAATAAGCCCGCTCATGCCACGCGCCGGTGGCTACGTCAAACACCCACGTTGCGTTAGCGGTCGGGAACGTCAGCACATAGAACGAGTGCCCGTCCTGTTGGTACGAATAGCCGATGGCGTCGTTCAGCACGCCGTACTGTTGGATCTGCCACTCCACAGCGTGCGTGCTGACGCGCTGTGCGTTGTATCCGTTGTTGCGGTACACGATGCCGTTGCCGCGCGCATCAGAGCCCAGCCAGAACACGCTGTTGTCGAGCTTGGCTACGCTGTACGGCGCCAAGCAACCCGTTTCCATAAACGCGCCTTGGATGCGTTCCAGCGGGAAGTCTGCGGCGCCGGCGTTGTACCAGACCTCAATGGTGTTATTCCCAAACAGCCATACTTCGCGGTGGTCGACCATCAGCGACACAATGTTGTCCGGGTTGCCCTCGGCGCTGGCAAAATCCAGCGGGTCAACCGCAGTGCCGTCGTTCAGCGATGTCACCCAGAACCGCTGGCTGTTGGGCTCGTTGAACACGAAGTACCCGTCGAGGTAGCCCACAGTGACCGCGCCAGGAAAGTCGACGTCAGTAATCTGCGCAAACACGCCTGTGTTTGCGTTGTAGATGAACGCGTCAGGGTTGCAGGCGACGAACAGTTGCGTGCCGTTGTCCGACATGCTCACCGGCCCGCTGCCGTTGATCAGCCCCAGTTCCGTCACGGCAAAGTTGCCGTCAGCGCGATACAGTTTTCCGCCAGAAGCAATGTACAAATACCCGCCAAATGCCCACAGGCCGCGAATGCCAGACGTGTCGCTTGCAATCAAAGAATCGCCAACCAGCGTTAAAGGCCTCAACCCCGGGCATCGCTGGAGAAACGCAGGCTCCTTGCCGCCGTCGGGCACCACCTCGGGAAACAGGTTGACCATGCGGCTGTCGGCCGCGTTGACCGACCGCGCCACATAGGACGATCCGAGGATGGGAGTTTTCACGTTGGCGTACCCGCGTACACGTTGAACCGGCGCAGCCTGCGGTTGACGAGGTTGTACGGAATGCTCATCAGGTCATCCGGGTTGTTGATGCGCTTGAGGTTGCGCTTGGACGACATGGCGATGCGCTGCACCGTGGGCGGAGCTTCAACGCCGAACTCGGCCGCGATCTCGCAGGCCAGGTTGTACTTGAAGCACCGCAGATAGCCCGGCGGGAACGACAGCGTGGTGTTCAGCAGCGCGGGCTGCGACAGTTCCTGCACGCTGATGATGTGCCACTCCAGATCCTTGGTCGGCACCGGGTACACGGTCATCGTGATGTCGGGGAACGTCATGTTGGTAAACATGACCTGCGGATACGTCGACGTGACCGTCTTCAGCGCAATACCGTTGTACTGCTGCTGGTTGATCATGGCGATGCCGAACGACACACCAGATTCGGTGTCCCGAAAATACGTCGAGTCGTCCAGCAGCACCGGCCGGTTGCCGACAAAATTTCCCGTCGGCCCCAGCGTGCGCGTGGCGGTGTTGGCCGGCCAGGTGAACACCTGATCCTGCGTGGCGTACACCGCTAGGCGCTCGACGCTCCATGAGTCGAGCATCTGGTTGAGAGCCGCCAGTGCATCCTGTGACGTGGCGGCGGAGGGCGTTTCGCCCTCGGCAAGCTGGCCGATCAGCCGCAGTGCGGCGTTGATCTGGTCACCGGCTGTGGTAGACATCGGCGGACTCCCGTCGCCGCCTGCGCGCAGTCAGTTCGTTGACGGCAACCTGGGGCGATTCCTCGCCCGGAGTATACCGCTCCCACCCGTTGCGTTCATCTTCTTCGGCCTCCAAATCCATCGTGGCGACTTTGGTGCCGTGAATCGGGTGCCTCATGTAGATGACGGGCATAGGTCGCCTCCAGGCCTGCGTCGCAGGTACATGTGATAGTTGCCGGGATACGCCTTGTCAGCACTGTGGTGCGTGATGTCCGCGTCGGGGATCAGCCAGATAGATCCGCCGCAGTCGTTCCAGTTGCGGCTAAAAGAGTAGTCCTCGCCGTACCAGATGCCTTTGTGCGCGCCGTGGTTGAACAGGTCGACGTGCGGCTTGTGCGCCTTGCCGTACATAAGGTGCGGGTAGGCGCGCATAAACTTCTCGATTGCCGCCTCGGTCACGCGCAAAAACCCTGCGGGCACCCACTCTGCGTGGATAGCGCCGTCTGCCAAACGCACGATGGGATGCCCGCCCGCGTCGGTGAACAGGCAGCCCATGTAGTCTTCTTCGTCCCGCTTGAAGCGGTACGTTCCGGCCACAACGTCGCCTTCCGTCTGGATGAGCTTCAGCAGCGCTTCCGGCGGGAACGACACATCGTGGTCGAGGAAGATGATCTGATCCGCGCCCGCATCCAGTGCCTTGCGCAACATCACGTTGCGCGCTTGGCTAATGTAGGGATTGCCGACCTCCATCACCATCTGGTGCGTGATGCCCGCCGCATCCAATGCCGGTACGGCGGCCTCTATGGCCTCCAGAAGCGCCGAATGCGGGCGGGTGAGGGTAGGCACACACAAGACAACTTTCATGGCGCTACGGGCTTTTGTGCCGTGATCATCAGTTGGTAATTGGTAGACGGGCCGGCGTGGCGGATTTCAAACCCGGCGTGCTCGACAAAGTCCACCAGCGTTTTGCGGACAAAACCGTACTTGTGCGCCATGTGGGGGTTGGTCTGCACCAATCTGGCCATGCCGTAGTACATGTCCAGCCCCGTGACCGGGCCTGCTGGCGACTCGTAGACGACGGTGTTGTCGGGCTTGATGCCCTCCAGATCCGGCACCACGGCGATGAGAAACCCACCCGGCATCAGCACGCGGTGCAATTCGCTCAACGCTTGCACGATGTCGTGCGCCGGCATGTGTTCCAGCACATGCGAGCAGTATGCGATGTGATATTGGCCGATGTCCCCCATGTCGGTCATGGGAGCAACAAA